TCACAAGTAAATGCCATATATTTTGATTTATTAAAAGGGGTTTTTACACCCCTTTGTTATTACTAATTTAACTATGCGATTGGTCTTGCCCAAACGATTTCAGCACCATACGCATAAGAAACCCCAGCGTTGTAAACCATAGTTCCACGAACTTTACCTGTCTGTAAACCAATTGAATCTTCATCGGTTACTTCGATTAAGTTATGGTCTGCTAATGCACCAGTTCCGAAAGCTAAATTTTTCGGATCAGCAATTACAATAGTACTTGCAGGTAAACCTTTATCTCTAACCAATGTGTAGTCTCCAAATACTAAAGAAGTGTTTGCGTTTCCACCAAGTCCATTAGTAATACCTTTAGAAGCTAAAAAGAAGTTGTACGCCTGAGCAACGTTTGCAGAAACAGAAACTTTTAAGTTTGAGTTACCTTGTAAAGCAACAGGTACAGCGGTCAAAGCTAATTTCAACATTGCCTCTACGTTAGATTCAGTAACAGCGTCCAAATCAACGTCGATAACAGTTGCATCTGCTAAAAACTGAGTTAAGAAACCATCAAATTCGTCTGCGTTTGATCCAACACCACTCCAGATGATAGAACCAAAGTCCTCAGCATTGTCAGCCAATTTGTTAGCAATGATAGCGTCCAAAACTTCTTTATTCATTGTTCTGTTATAAGCAGAACCACCCATTGATTCTTCTCCCCATAAAGCTCTAAAGTCTTCTTTACAGATATCAAAATCATCTTTGAATTTTTTAGGTTTCAAAAGGTTTTCAGAAACTGTAATAGAACCAGCAGGTTCGTGACCACAAGTGTAGGCTCTACGTCCGTTTGTAGTTGCTAGTTTTCTTAGCCATAATTCGTAATTCACACCCTCGTAAGGTGTTAAAATTTCATTCTTTAAAGCATCAGCTTCTTTGAATGTTTTTAAAAATAAACCACCCGCAGTTTTTCCAGCGTAGTTCGAAGTAATTGTTGTAGTTGTTGCCATTTGTTATTTTGATTGTAATTCGTTAAATAATTTTTCTTTGAAATTTTTAGGTTCTGTAAAAACCCTTGTGCTTGGATTAGCTTTTGTTTCTGCTGCAAGTTCAACAACTTCTACAACTTCAACTTTTGCCATTTTAGTTTCAATCATTTGACCGACTGCAACTAACATTTCATTTTTCAAAGCTGTCAATTGTGCTGTCATATCCATAGGAGCGTCTTCAACTTCTACTTCAACTTCTGGCAATGTTACCTCTGAAATTTTACCATCAACAACTGTAAACGTTGTCCCGTCTTCTGCTGTGTACGTTCCGTCTGGAACTACCGAACCAACCTCCATAGTAGCAACCAAAGCAACCTCTTCGGTTACCTCTTCTGCAAGTTGCACCACTTCTGGTGTAGGATTGAAAAAATCCTTAATTGTTTTAAAAAATTCTGTTTCTTTACTCATTTTATAATTATTTAGTTTAAATGCTCCATCTATTGAAAATCCTTTAATATCACCGCTTTTGATTTTCTCTTTTATTTCTTGGTTGTCGATTTTCATAATAGCAAACCAAGTTCCTATTGGTAAATCATAACCATACTCATTTGACTTGTCTTGGTCAAACTCTTTTATCCAACTTTCAACTATTGTAACATCGGACAATTGTAAATTACTATCGTGCTCCTCAGTCGATTTGGATTGATATCCGTTTATGTGAAAGTGCCTTTGTGCAAGTTCGATTGTTTCTTTTGGAAAAATTATATTGAACGGGTTTCCATTATCATCAACCCTCAAAATCTTTTGATTTGGAATTAAAACGGGCGACATTAATAAACCCTTTTCAATTTCTTTCAATTGAATAGTTTGCTCATCTTTTGACAAATAAACGCCCACCTCATCAATAGCTGGGTTTTCAACTAAAGAAATTCCGTAAACTCCTTTCTGTTGTTCGGGATCAAATTGTACTAAAAATGTTTCCATATCTGTATAACGAAATAATAAAAAATTTATGCTATATTTGCATGATAAATTTTTTGTTTGGTTAATAAAGAAAAAAGGCGTTCCGTTATGGTTCGCCTTTTTTTGATTTTATAAAGTTGCATTGTTAATAATATTCCTATTCAATCCTTGTGCCGTTGTAACTTGGCCAGCTACTACATAGGCTTGTATCGGTGGTTGTGGTTGCCCTAAAGTTTGAGCAATTTGATTTACACCAGCATTACCAACTATATTGAATTGTGGCGCTTGACTTGTTGAGGGTGCAGAACCACTAACAGAACCACCGCCACCACCGCCACCAGCACTTGAAGCCGAACCGCCCGAAAGTAATTTTTTAGCATTTACCACATTCTTCGCGATTGTAGCAGCCGAACCAATTAATGATGTTGCAATTACTAATGGACCAACAATGGGTGCAGATGGACCAGCAACAGCCGCCGCAGCTTTACCAGCTTCAAGTGCCATTGGTAATGCTCTTGATAATGCCATTGCACTATCAGTGGCAATTTGTGCGAGTGCTATTCCTTTACGGATTCCCTCTGTTGCTTTTGACTTTTTCAATCCTAGTGCTTCAAGGCTGTCAAGTGTGGTGTTTGTAGATTCACTTAACGAAATTAAAGCGTCTTTAATGTTCTTTTCGGTCGTAAGTTTATCCGCTGCTACTTTTTCATCTGCTGCTTTTTTATCCGCTGCTGTTTTAATTGCTTTCTCAGCTTCGGACGCAAAATAGTCATCACTTTGCTTTGATAAAAAATCTTTATGCTGCTTGTCTAATATTTCAGTTGACAAATAATTGTCTTGTAATATTTTCTTTTTTTCTAAATATTCTCTTAATTCTTTTTGTGCTGGGGTTTCTATACTTTCGTTTAAACTTTTTTCTAAGTCTAAAGCGTCTTTTATATTTTTTTCAAATAAGGCTCTTTTTTCGTCTTCTAATTTCTTTAAGTCTTCTAATTCTTTATCGTGTGCGCTTTGTCTTTGGTCTCTTGCTTTTTTGTTTGCGTCTTCTTGTAATTTCTTTTTGTCTTCAATAGCTTTTTCGTTGGCTTTTTGTTGCTCCTCTGCTGCTTTTTTATTTGCATTAGTTCGTTCCTGTGCAACTTCTACTTCGTTATCGTTGATTATATCTACTCTCTTTTTTAAACTAGATTTTAAAGCGTCGTTAGTAGCCAAATAAAACTTTTTAGCCTCTTCGTAAGTTTTTAATTCAGCTTCGGTTGCTCCACTAGATAAAGCAACTCTTCGAGCTTCTAAATATATCGCGTAGGCGGTTTCTGCATTTACTCTTTTTTGGATTATTTCTTGGTTTACTAATCGCTCCGATAATTTTCTAATCGATTCAGAACTTTCTCCATTAGCCTTAGCCATTGCCAAACTTTTATTATTAGCGTTTTCCATTTCTTCATTAGACTTGGCTGTATTTTTCGCTAAATTTTTAAGTTCGTTGTTTAATTTTGTGTTTGCTACTGCAGCCGCTTCGGCTTCATCGGAACTCGCTTGAAACATTTTTACTAAAGCATAACCAGCCGCGATTAATGCGGTCACAGCAATTATTATCACGCCAAGTGGATTTGCTGACATAGCGGCGTTCCATAACCATTGAGCCGCTGTTGCGATTCCAGTAACGGTTGTTTGAACTGCTGTAATAGCAACATTTTTTGTCTTTTGTAGAAACGTTTGCTCCTCTAGTGCTACCGTTGACTTTGTGGCTAAATTATTTAAACCAGTCATCAATGCACTTTCTTTCTGCAATGCGTTTGCTACACTTTGTATTCCAACGGTTAAACCTATTGCACTTTCAACCTTTAACATTGTTTGCTGTAAGTCTTCATTTTCCACCCCTAGCAATGCACTAGCAGAACTAGCAATTGTAAACGCACCGCTTAAAGTTTGCGCACCTTGAACAACCGTATCAATTCCTTTTGTATCGCTACCTAAGTTCTTAACCTTTGTATTAATATCCCCAATTTTATCAGACAAATTACCAGCTTCCTGAGCTACTCTATTATATTCCGCTGTGCCCTCTGGCAATGATGCAAGTTGTTCTTTTAATTGTCGAAGCTGTGATTTTAAAGAAATAGATTGTGTTTCTGTTTCTTTCAAACTTCCAATAAAAGTATCTAAGCCGCCTTGCGCTCTTAACGTTTCAACATCAATTTCAATTATTTTCTTAACGTCTGCCATTGTCTTTTTATTTTAGTTTTTAATGTTGAGTAATTTCTTGGTAGTTCATTTTTTCCTTTGGCAATTTCTATTGTGTCTCCACAATTTAAAAAGTCATCGTGCTGCAATAAATCAATTAATATCTTTATCATTATGGTGCTTGAATTATGTTAATGTATCTAAATGTACTCGTTTCATCTTTGAAATATTCTACTTCAATTTGACTTAATAAATAATCACTTGTTGTGTTTTCTAGTACGGTTATATTTACATTCATATCACTTCTAACAAGCGAACCAAAAAGAGGTACGCCATTATAACTTGGCATATATCCGTCAAAGTTACCAATCAATAAAGCTACTTCTAAAGGTTGCTCCTCTGCTGTAAGACTGAAATTTTCTTGTACTGCAAATCTACTCCCCACTTGTCCTGATATCGGTCTAAAGTCTGTTATCAGTTCAAAACTAACTTCATTTGTATTAAGATTTGTAGTGAAATTATTGATAATGTATTTTTTATCTTTATAGATTATTTTATCATTTAGTTTAATATCAGTCAATAATATTTGTGGAATGATAGCTTTTAATTTCACTATTCTACTTCGCAAATCGTATAATTGCGCTATGTAGTTTCTATACCATAAAAAGAATAAAGAGTTGACTGCTGAAAATTCTGGAAAATTTACGCTTTGTTCTTCGCCCCAATTTAAAGAAGCAATAGTGTTGTTTATTAGTAACTCATTAGTGAACTTCAAGTATGTACTTTCATTCACGTATGAAGCCCCGTTATAGAATTTAATCGGTGTACTTAATGTAGTCGCTCCATTCAAGTACATTAACATCGGTTTTGGTTTATATGCGTTTTGGTCCTTATCAATTATTGAAGCGGTTAAGAAATCGGATCCCGTAGTTTTTTCCCACATCACGTCTTCAAATGGGCTTTTAATTTCGTAGCTACTAGATTCGTTGCTCAACAAATCTTGATAGTCCAAATCGCCATACTCACGATTAAAAGCATTTCTAAAACCATTATTTAAAATGTTTTCGCTTTTTTCGTGTGCAAAAGTTAATTTCTTAAATAATTTCGGACGCTCGATGTCGGTGTTATCTGTTATTACAAATTGGTTAATATCGATGTAATTGCCCGAACTATAAAACAACTCCAGGGGTTGTAATTCAAAAGTATTCTCGCCACTTGGAATAATAGTAAGATTAAATAGTTTGATTATTCCTGTAAAGAAATCAACGATTTTAATTTTAGGAATGTAGCTTTGTATGTTAATATTTGGCGAAGTGTTTTGACTTGTAGCAAATCCGTTTCTAACTTCAAAACCAGCGTAGTTTAATTTAGTGTTTACCATTTGAGAAGTGAAAGTCAACGGTGATGCACTTTCAATTTCAAAAGTGAATTTTCCGTTAACAACTTCTGGTCCATTTGCCCACCAATCGACAAACAACAAAGTTTGCGTTCCTATTAAATTGTCAAAAATAGTCAATACAGAACCTTGTAAGTATAAAGGGTTATCGTAAATCCGCACACTAACTCGGTATGTAATAGCGGGGTTTGTTGGTGTTATTGTTATTTCAGTTTTTTGATAAAGTACGGCCGTTGTATTATCGGCTAATGTCCATTTAGGCTCATACTTGTCTGTAGTTAAATTCAAATCAGGAAACGTACCACTTACCGAAGTCCAATTAATTAATATAGGTGTAGTGAAAGTAAGTATGTTTTCGTTATTCTTACAATACAAAAACAATTCTGTAAAATAAGGATTGTTTAAAAAGAAACCCGTAAAAGTAATTCCGTATTTCGTTTGCATAAAATCGAAAATCTTTGATACAGGAATAGCTGGAAACAAATCCGAAAATACAACTGATTGTGTTAACATTCCACCTATTGTTACATCGTTTGTGTTTGCACTCAAATACTCATACCTACCTTTTGAGTTCACAATAGGGTATCTAACATCGGAACTAATAGAACCATTTACACGCCCTATAACATTTGCAAAATTATATTCGTGGTTAAGACTTGAATAATCTAAAACAGTCAATTCCTCCTCTTTAAAAAGGTCTTTCAATTGCTTTGTATTTCCATAAAAAGTAATTGAAAAACTTTCTAATCTGTTATCCTTTTCGTTTGCCTTTTCAATCTGTATTTTGCCACGTCTGAAAGGAATAGTATTAAGTTCAATAATAGCATCGTATCTAATGCGGTGGTCAAATCCATCATTAACAGCATTTTCATTCCAATAGTTGAAAATAATTTGGTTGTTTTTCGACGCTGGAATAGTAAAACTTTGCGTGAAATCTGTAAAGACCTTTGATAAATCGTTGATATTTTGAATAGACGAGGTCAAAGAAATCGTTTCATCTTTGAATAAATCTATTCTTTTATACTCGCTATCAATTTTTATGTAAATTTCAGTCATTATACTATATTGTTTATCATAGGATTCGCATACTCCAACTCTATTTCGTAGTTCAATACCCTATCATTTAGCTTTGTTTTCTCTACAAAGGTTGCATTTTTTAACTTAACAGGTACAAAAGAAGCGTCGAACGTATCCATTAGTAGTAAATTTTCGCTCAACGCTATTTGTTTAATCAATTGAACTTCACTTTCTGAAATCCAACCGCTATTTAATTTAATAGTTTGAGTTCCGTTCTTATTGAAAACTTGACTTTGTCCGAAATATGGGTTTGTAGTTGGATAGGTTGTAAATGGTGTGATATCATAATCATTCCCTTTTACTTCAAAACTTTTAACCGACTTCTTAAAGAAATTCATTTGGTCTAATCCACCCAATTCATTAACAAATCTAACAACGTAAGGATTGAATTTAGGCTCGCATTCGGTAGCTACTTCAAGAACTTCTATTGTATCATACGAAACCCCGTTAAACGTTTGTATGTAAACAAAATTACCATCTATAAACTCCTCAGTTGAAAACGCTAAAGGGATTCTATTTAGTTCAATTTCTGTGCCTGTATAATCTACGACCTCACTTCCTAAAGCACTTGAATATAATACTCGAAAATGGTCGTAAACACTAAAGTCAAAAATAAAGTCAATTGTTGGAATGATATCAGCTAATAAAAAATTATTTGGAAAAGTGTATTTTTTAATTTCTCTATCTGATTTTAAAAGATAAAAATCAATTCCAGCTGGTCCACCAGAAAGCGAGCCATAAGTAAAAACGTAAATTAATCTACTATCGTAAATCCATTCAGTATCTAACTTGTAAAATCTGTTGACCGTAACATTAACCGCTGGGTGTGCTATGAAATCTATTTGGTCAGCAACAAAAGGACTGATATTATAATAGTTTGCATATTGTGTAGGTGAAAACGCAACTTTCTCAAGTACTTTCGTAGGTGTTTCTGGTTCTAATTCTCCTAAATTCCAAATAGTAATCTCTATTTTAGTTGCTATTTGTAACGGGTCAACGTCACACGTTACTATAAATGGTGTTCTGCAAAATCCTATATTCATACTTTCAAAGTTTGTTTTATTAATTTTTCTAAATCCAATGCGTACGCTTCAATAACTTCGTCTGGCAATTTCTTAAATGCAACCTCAAAAGGTTTACTAAAAAATCTACTTGGTTTAATTCCTTTTTGGTAAATGGATCTAGTTATTAAAAAAGCAGTATTCTCATAACTCATAAATTTACCAGTCTTTCTATCTCTAAACTGAAAACCTCTATTTCGTACCCATTCATTTATTCCTTTAGTCAATCCGCCTTTTGCACCCGTACCGCTTCCAAATCTAAAAGGACTATTCGGCGCTTTATTTGAACTACTTTTGCCTTTAACCCCTAAGTCTTGAAACTCTCCGTAATAAAGCATCTCGAAGTAAATACCAATTGAATTTTTACCTACAAAAGGTTCGCCTTTAATCGAATTATAAAGTCCTTTCTTTACATTCTTATCCCCACGTGTTAAATTCGCTTTTGCTTGGGTTGTAACGTACTTCGTAAATTTACTAAGTACTTTGTTCAATTCATCTTTAGCAGTCATTACAGCATACGTCTGTTACATTGTCAGGGTAATCCAACACAATGTCAATTGTCATTCCGTCCATTCCGTTTGTGTACGCCTTGAAAAATAGTTGAGGTTCGGTTGCACTTATAAATTCAATGTCGAAATCATTACGTTTTAATTTCAAATTCTTAACCAGGTTGTTAAGTACGGAATGAGCCGTTTGCATATTGTCAACTCGATTATCATTACCTAGTAATTTGTTAGTAATCGTTTGCTTAACCTCATCTCTTTGGGTAATGAATAGTATCTCGAATCCTACTTGCTTAGTTTCAAAATTAGCAGAAACAATTCCGATATTGACTAAGTTATAAATATTCTTTTTATTGAAATCAATATCGTCATCGGTGTTGAAAATAGTAATAGTGTTAACATCTACATCATTCTGTAAATGTCCCACTAATAATTCTAAACAGTTGCTTATAGGGTTTCTCATTTTTTCAATTGTCTAATTTCCTCAGTTGTTTTATCTTTTAAATATTCTAAATGCGTTAAGAATTGGAATATTGAGAGTTTGTAAACGAATTCGTGTTTGGTAATATCGTTTGAAGCGACTGCGTCAATTGAGATATACCAACCCCATTTTGCTCCAAAATAGTTTTCTCCGATTCCGTTGTCTCCCGCTGTAAATAGTTCGGCAAATACATCAATAAGTCGCTGCTTAAATTCCAAAAAAAAACCTTTGCACCTAAATAAACCGAAGCTGGAGCGTCTTTCATTACCTCGAATCCGTCAGTACCGCTATACTCTTTTATGTTGTATAGATTTTTAAAACTATTTTCAATAGGTCTATACATTACCATCATTGCTTTTAAAACATCGGTTTCAATATAGGCGTCTAAATCAATATATTCAGCAGTTGTAATGCTATCTAAATTCGGAATAAAACCATACTCAACGCCATTCATTTTAAAGCGTTCAACGTGTTTTGGCTGCTCACTTAAAGCCGTTCCAATAGTTGCTATAATGTCCTCGAATTGCTTTAAAGGTATTTTTATAACCTCATTCAAATCAATATTGCAAAAAATTGAAACGAGTTGAAATTGTAAAAATTCTTCCGAACTCTTTTCAACTGCATTTTTCCACTTTAGGAATTGTCCTATTGTGATTTGATTTAAACTTTGTGGTACTTCTATTCTCATAATTATATAACGAAATTTTTAGTTTATTTTTTGGTTAGTACACAAAATATTTTCCTTTGTTCGGTTTTCCTATAACGTGCCATAATACATAACCAATTGGATCTAGTGTATGATTATAGTCATCTATTGGGGTGTTACTCTTTTTGTCCTGCCAAACGTAGTTATTTAACTCTTTTATAATGTTTGTTGAATTTTGTTCAACTACTATTAACCAATCCTGTAAAAGTGCAACCCTGTCAATAATTAATGGTTTTGATATTCCTTTAATATTACAACCTTGCATTTTTAATTCTTCAATCAATCTAGGCTCAGCACTATCGGCTACGATTAATGTACGCCCAGCATAACGTATATTCTCTACTGAAATTTGCGAAGTTGTTAAACCAGCTTTGTAAAGACATTCCTTAACGTAAATCGTTTTATTTGCTCTATCAATTGAACATTCAATTAATGTAGTAGGGTCAATTGAAAAACCGAAATCCTGCCCAAAATATCTATATCCTGTATCGACAAACTCCCCTATTTTCCAATTGTCAAAAACAACACCCTCAGCACGATTTAACCAACCGCCTAAAATTTGATGTTTGTATTTATTTGGGTTTGTAACTTTGATGCGTTCGACTTCATTTATAAATGAAATATCTAAATTTTCGATGTTATCTAAGTAGGTAGTGTGTATGTAGGTAACATCGTCTTTTATGCCATTAAACCCCTCTTGAACTCCTTTCTCTTCAAAGAAACGTTTGAATATCCAATGTTCTTTTGTTGCAGGATTAAGAATTAAAATAACTCGGTTTTGTTTTCCTTTTTGTCTAATAGATAAATTAATTTTATCAAAAGTTATTTCATCGGTCAACTCTTCCGCTTCATCTAATATCCACGTTGTAACTCCTTGCAATGATTTTAAGTTTGCGGTTTGGTCTCCACTACTTGTTTTAATTCCTTTGAAAATTATTTCGCTTCCACTTTCTTTATTTTTAATTTCAGATTTGTTAACATCAAAGAAAGCGTTCAATTCCATTAAATCTATTTTCTCTTGAAATTCTGGAATAATTGACAAATGCGCTGAGGTCATTGTTTGTCTAGTGAATAGGATTTTATGTCCTGCCTCAAACGACAAAAGGTTGGTA